ATCCAGGTCGATCTTGACCACGGCTTCATTGTCTTCGGATGCTACAGCATCATTGACTATGTCTTCAATGGCGCTGTCACAGTCCGGATACAGTGCTATGTCACGATATCGATTGATTAAATCGACTTCGCTTTTAGCACTAGCATCTATGTCATAGTACGTGCCGAAGAAGCCAGCGGCATTGACTGCCGTGGCTCCGTCGTCATTTTGTGGCTGAATAAAACTCTGAGCATTTTTAGGCTCAGGTTTATCTCGAGTCAATTTATATCCAAATAACGAAATATCTGCCATTATAATTTCCTAAGTAAGGTATTAGATACCTAGTATACCAGTACCAGAACCAACTGTGTTGTTGATTACATTAGCAGCACTAAGAAGTGTATCAAAACTAGTTTCATAATGCTGATATTGGAACTCTACAGTATAGGTTTCAATAGTATCATTTTCACCATAATTTAAAATAATATCACTGACGTTTGTTGGGAATGCACTATACAGTGTATAAACCTTCAGTGGGTTGTTGTTACGATCTAACTGTGTTACTGTAATGTTAGCCTGGTAATCGCGTGGATTAGTACGACCATTGTTGTTTTTAAGGTCGTTCATGCCAGCCATCCATTTTTCCAATTGGTTACGAATATTAAAACTAACATCGTTAAGAACCTGCAAGGTCCAGGGTGCGAATACACGTTCGCCTGCTAGTTTAACTTCACGTCCACGATATGGAACAATGGTTGGATTGACTACACTGCCAGGTAAAGCTGCAGCATTCACAAGGAACGCTGCCTGGGCACTAGCCACACTACCTAATGTTACGTACGTTGGGAAACTCAGCGCCACAAAGAATTGGTTGGCACGAGCACCACCACCAACTAATGCGGCTTTAAACTGATCAACGTTAAATATTGATCTTTCTGCCATTTTCTTTCTCCTTTATTCCTTAAGCGCCAATTTCTTCAAAAGCAATACCTGTGCGGGTAGCTATGAAGTTCAGTGTAATGTAATTGATGCTCTTAGCTGGTTTGATGTAAATGTCTGCAACAAATTCGTTACGATCAATTACTTCAGCTGTATTATTGGTGTCATCACACACTACTCTAAAATCAATGATACCACGACGGCCCTGTACATCTCTCAAGAATGGCTCTACCAAACTTGTGAATTGGCTACGAGTAAATGCATCGTTGAACTCGAATAATTGGAATTTAGCAGCAGTCGCAATGGCTTTTTCTAATACAATGAATAAACGTCGTACGTTGATTCGGTCAAAAGCACTAGGTTTCTGTGTAAGAGTTTTGTCGCCAAATAATACTGTACCTAAACCTGGTTGTGTAACCACTGGGTTTACCTGATATCTATATAGGATATCTCGGTCAGTTTTAGTTGGTGTCCAATTAAGTTTTACTAAATTTTTAACCTGACCGCGGTTATAACCACCTGGGCTATACCATGGATCAGCCACGAAGTCTGTGCGAACACACAACCCGGCCATGTCGCCTGCTAATGGAACCCAACGATAAACATCGTTGTAGCGGTCATATTGGTATTTCCAACCACTGTCCATGACAGCATATGAACTGTCCTTGTTGAAGTTTGAGTTTCTATCAGCTGTAACACTTTCTGCTGTTGTTAATATGCTGCTGGTTGGGCTGCAAAACACCACACAATCTCTGCGAACATCTGCAACATTGTCTACAACACTACGAGCTGTTTGATTGTCAAAGTTTACACCAACTACTGGTATTAAACTAACGTCAAACAATTCAGCGTTGCTTAATTTAGCATACTGTGTTTGTAATAAAGCATCTGTAGGTGTAACATCCACACCACCAGTTAAGCTCTTGCTTACTACCTGATTCATTACATTGAAACCAGTTGCGCCAGTTGCTGGGCTTACTGCTGTCCAGGCTAAACTGTTACCTGCTGAGCTGGTTGTGCTGGCAGTATGACTACCCCAGTAAATATATTGACTGTTTTGATTTAAATAGGTTTTGTAGTAGTTGCTAAGACCGTCTTGACTAACTGCATCAGTAGCCTTGCTCAGTCCTTGGAATTTTTCTAATACTGTACCAGCTGTACCGCTGATACCACCGTCTTCGTCAATGACAAAAACATGTAGTTCGTCATAGATGGTTGCACTAGAGCTAGCGCTGGCTTTGCTTAAAGCATAGCGACTGTTGCTAGGACGACTTTCTACCTGATTCCAGTATTCCCATAACAGGGTTGCTGTACTGGTTGAACCAGTTGTTAAACCACTGCTGTTTGTAAATGTTAGTGTAGTTGCACTTTGTGCAGCTGCTGCTGTAGTTTGAAATCTTTGCACTGAACCATCTAGGGTAACTTCAACCCAAGAGCCCTGTGGAACTGGTCTGGTTAGGCTAACTACTGTTGCACCTGTGGTAAATACCGCAGTAACAGTTGCTGCAAAAGCATAGCTGTTGTAATCACAGACACTAACTTTTAAGTTGTTGCCTAATGTACCTGGATACTTAGCCACATATTCTGTGCTGGTTAAAGTCGGTGCTGTATAGCCTAGATCGCCTTCGTAGTTGTCAAGGTTTTTAATCAGTGGTGCTGTACCACCAGCACTGGCATTACGACTTGCACTATCGGCTACGCGAGAGACCTGGAGATTATTACCATAGCTAAGGAAGTTAGCTGCAGTTAACCAGTATTTGTAATTATTGTCATCGGGTCTACCGAAGGTATTGTAAAGTGTTTTCTCACTATCGATTGTAACGAATTGTTCGGCTGGACCCCAATTAAAGTTACCTACAAAAGCACCAGCTGTTGTAGATACCTGAGGTACAAACAAGCTAACGTCACGCTCCTGGACTAGTACATTGGGCGAAACTTGGAAAGCCATTTTTTTATCTCCTTATTTTAGATCATTCACTATGCAGAAACGAATCTGATTATACGCTATTTATAATATCTAAGAATTTAACCAGTTCGTGTTGTCTTTCTGCACGGTCCATAGATCTCCGTCTTGTATATACTGTTCGGGTTCGGTGTTTTCTCTACCATCTTCTATGAACCCAAACGGTGTTAATTCTTCCTCGATGCGGTTAATCTGAGTTTCAAATATGGTTTCCCTCAGATTTACATCGGTTAATTCTTTAAAGTATGGATTGGTAGTTAGCCAACCAAACAATACCAGGGGCATGACCAAATCATCATGATACCCTTCGTCGGCAGCATAACTGCCCTTGCTTTCAATAAACGTGCTAAACTCACTGATGATATCACGGTCAAATACAACCATGCGTTGAGTTTCAATCAGAGTTTTAAGCTGACTGCAGCCCACGCGTTTAATCTTTTTGTCGGTTCTAACGCCATTGGCGCTGCTACCACCACCAAAACCACCACTAACAACCTGGCCCTGTTTGCCACGGTTTACATATAAAATCTGTTCGTATTCTAGCTCATGATGCAGTATGTCGGCAATCTGCTGACCATTGTCATTGATTTCCACCAGTGTCCAGGCATTGTTGTACATCTTGGCCACATTGTGTATCATGGTTGGATACAGCAGGGGTGCTATTTTATTGTCTCTGTACTTGGCTACTATGTTATAGGGATTGGCAGTTATATCTATGACTACAAATGCACTATAATCGCCTTCGACTCCCCGACTGGTATCAACCACACAGACATACACATGGCCAGGTTGAGTAATCTTGCCGGCATCGTCTTTGATGGCTCTGATGGGCTCTTCCAGCACATCTAAACCGTCTTTGGTATAGACATACTGACGAGGACTCATGCGACTCAGGGTATCGGCATCCAGCAAAGTATAACTGGATCCCAGGAAGCTACACAAAACTTCCTGAGCAAATTTAACATCGCCCAGTATGCCCTTTTGTTCGGCCGCCCAGCGTTCATCTCGACCTGGAATTTCTGTATAGGGTATGAACAGGTTTTTAAAATCATTTATGCCCTGTTCGCTATCATTCCAAAATTTCCAGAAATGGTTGTAGCCCAGAGGTGTAGAGCTTAAAAGCACTTTGGTAGTTTCACCTGCCATGATGGTTGGATAGGTACTGGTAAAGAACTCTTCGGCTACATTGTTGGGTATGATGGCGGCCTCGTCAATGTACAACCAGTTAACTGACTTACCACGAATACCAGACGCCGCTGTAGCTGCAGTAAATACTTTAGAACCATTTTCTAACTCTATGCTACCCTTGTTCCATTCTCTGATGCCCTGCTGAATCCATATGGGTAAATTTTCATACATGCCCTGATAACGACTCATGACTTCACGAGCTGCTGCTGCCTTGTTGGCTAGAATGGCCACGGTTTTATTATCCGAAAATAATGTATACCAAAGTATACAGGCCGCACTGGTAATGGTCTTGCCCTGTTGCCGCCCCTCCATAAGTATGACCTTACGGTTTTCCAGTATGGTTTTTACCTTGCGTTTCTGACACTCATAAAGTTTAAATGGAACCAGACCATGGTCCAGACTAACAATCTTGCAATAGGTTTCTATGAAATAGATTGGATCCTCGGAGCAGCGTTGTATTTCCAATATCTGCTCGGGTGCATAATCTATGTTGTAGCCAATCTGTTTAAGACGGCTATTACCTAGATAACTACTTTTTAAGCGTTGTAGGATCTGCATCAATTACCTTCTCATTATTTTGCTTTAGCATTTTTAATAGGTCATTGGTACTGCCCGAAAATACTATGTTGTTTTGTGTGCCTATTTGTTTGGGAGCATCGGCCTGTACAGTAACTAAATCTTTCTTTTGCTTTTGTAAAGCTAACAAATCTTTAGCAGTCTCAGCAACTGTTTTAATTAACTGTCCGGTTACTTCAAAGGCTCGGGGATGATCGCTTTGACGAGCTATGCCCATGATATCATCTACTGCAGTCTGACCCTTTTTAATCATGTCTTTAAGAGCCTGGCGAGCCTGATCAAAATCGTCGTCTATGAGCACCTCGGGCAGCGACACAGGCGCGGCCTTTACAGCCGGGGTTTCCGGAACTGCTGCGGCCACTGGTGTTGGATCACTGTTAAATTTAGCAT